CCAAGTAAGACAATTCGATGGGGAGGCCTCGGCAGCCTACAATACAGGGCTTGTCCATAGCCCTAGCTACCACGGCTGCGTGACTGGTCGATCCACCTGTCCGGGTTAGGATGCCTTGTGCCTTGAACATTCCCGCGATGTCGTCGGGGTTGGTCTCGTTGGTAACCAAGATGCAAGGCTCTTTGCAATTAACTGCAGCGTCCGCTGTCAGGACAACCACCCCAATGGCTACGCCGGGGGAGGCCCCATTGCCTTCCAAGTGCGGGGGCTGTTTGAAGTTAGCTGCAATCGTCGGGCGTCGCAGAACCTTGTATTGCGCAACGGTCACACGTTTGAGGACTTCGCTTTCAGTAATGGTACCGTGTTCGCAGAAATGCTTCGCAATCTTCACGGCTGCCAGGGCCGAGCGCTTCCCAATGCGGCACTGCAGCAACCATAGCTTCTTGTCTTGGACTGTGAACTCAATGTCCATCATATCCGAGTAATGACCCTCCAGGGTGGTGGTGAGTGTCATCAGTTCGTGATGCACAACCCCCCAACCCAAATCGTCCAGTTCCGGGGGCCTGTGGGGCTTGCACATGGCCTTGATCTTCAAGGGCGTGCGGATACCCGCCACCACATCTTCACCCTGCGCATTGGGCAGAAACTCCCCCAACGCCACATCTTCCCCCGTGGACGGGTCCTTGCTGAAAAGGACTCCAGTCCCGCTACTCATGCCAGTGTTACCGAACACCATACACTGAACAGTTACAGCGGTGCCCATAGCGGCTGGGATATTATGAATACGACGATACTCAATGGCTCGCGGGTTCATCCAACTATCAAAAACAGCCATCACTGCCGAACTCAATTGTTCTTCCACAGTCTGGGGGAAATACTGGTTCGTGTGCACCTTGAATATGCCGCCAAAGATTGTTACCAACTCGACCAATGCGTCGGCGTTCAGGTCCGCGTCGTGGATCACCTTCTTCTGGAATTTGAGCTTTGTCAAAGCCGCTTCAAATTCGTCCGAAGGCACCCCATATGCTGTGTGGCCAAGCATCTGTATCAGTCGGCGTTGGCTGTCTCGTGCTGCGCGCAGGCTAAGCCTATCCGCCCAATCGTTGACGGTGTCATGTGTAAGTCCCACGTTCAAGATGGTGTCCATCATCCCCGGCATGGAAACTGGCGCCCCCGACCGAACCGACACGAGAGGGGCATACCCCATCAAGTCTGTGAGTGCATCATACATTTCCATTACTTCTAGCATCAAGTCGGCAATGAAATTTTGAACTTCGGGGGTGTGAACCGTATACTCTTGCACGAGTAGGGCTTCGTATGCTTTACACACATCCGTTGTAATTGTGAAGCCTGGGGGCACCGGGATGCCGAGATTGGCCATCTCTGCCAAATTGGCTCCCTTACCCCCCAGCAACATAGCCATGCTTGCATCCCCATCAGCAACTTTCCCGCTGACATTGGGCATTCCGAAAGTGTAAATTCGTTTGGCCACGTGGCCCTCCTTGGCCTGTTGTGGTTTTGGTATGCCTAATACTGCTGGTTTACCGGAGTTTGAGCAAGTGTTTTTGTGTAATACCCGCTAAGCCGTGCACGTATGAGCATACTGTCCGCAGCCGCTTGCAACTGCGCTGTATGCCCAGGCAAATCAGAACCCATGTCCTTGCTGTCATCAATCAGAAGCGTGGATATAAGCACGGCTTGATTGGTTACGTCGGGGAACAGGCCCTCGGACACGAGCCGCAGAGTGAACAAGGCGCAGGCCATGATACCGGTGCGAGGATCGGAGAACGATTGGTCCCGTAGAAGGGCAGCGGCGGTGTTGTCAATCTCCGTGGCCAGTCTCCTGGCCGTCAGGGTGTCAAAGCCCGCCAGAGCGGCTGCAGCAGCCCTGGACAGGTGCATAAACACGTCCTGGCGCAGCACCCACCCTTTGTTCCTGATGTCGTCTGCCATACACCACAGCAAATGTGCCGGCAGACCTGCTTCAATGGCAACGTGCTGCTTTGCACGCTCTAACAATTCCACAATACTTAGCATCACTATTCTTCCTCGTGTTCGGTTATAAAGGCACCCAGGTCGCGGGCTTCATCCAATAGCTCGGGGTCCTGTGCAGTTAAGTGCACATAGTCTAACCCAATACATTCGACATAGCACCGTGCCAAATCTGCTTTTTCCAAGAACAGTGCCTTGTTACCGTCCGAGAAAAACTCTAAGCGGGTTATCATTATGCTCTCAATCCTGGGTGCGTGGGTTGGCGGTTTTCAGTCTGGTTCAAACTACCTCTGCTCTTGTCTTCCGCTTTAAGCAACCCTCGGGGTATGCTGGTGATTGGGATGCCGTGCTGTCTCCACACGTCACGCCGCATTGTCAACCCGTAGCATACCCCAGCCATTGCGTCTGACACGTCCTTCGATCCACGTGCGGGATGGTCGATCTTCTTCGTCTTAGGATCACGCTCTAATCGCACAATCTCCCCCTGGGCCTTGGCGTGTTCGGGGGCGACTATTCTGCGATCATACAGGGCTTGCTTCGTCACGTCATACGCTAGAGTGTCTGTGTCCATCGACAGCAACCCCGTTATGAACCCTCGCTGCCTCAGCATCTGGATAGTGTCCGTGGATTGGAAGCTGTCGAAAGTGGCCCATTTAATGGGAAGCCCTAAATCGCGTAAACGATACATAAGTCTCCTTACGTGATCAAACTCTATCTCCCCTCCTCTGGGCGGGCGTATTTCCAACAGACAGTCATACTGGATAATCGGCATTATTTCGACCTCATGGCCTCGCCTAATTGTCTTGAACCCCGGCACGTGCCCGATAGCAAAACCGAAGCTGTCCCCCGTCAAACCCATATCCCCGTGCATGAAGCGAGGGAACTGTAGGTTGGTGAAGCGTTTCGGGTATATCTGGATGATTTGGTCCTTGAAGTCACAAGACTCACTGCTCAACACAGACTTTACGATACCGAATGAGTCAACGACTGCCTGTGTGTCCATAATGAATGGGTGCAAGGCCAAAGTGCTCACGCCAGCAATGTCCCGTAGCGCGGCAAGTATGTCTGTGTCAAAGCTGTCGCGGTATTCCACGGGCACGGACAAGCGGTATGTCTCGTCTGCGGGGGTCAGGACTTCTCCTTCCAACAAGACGCGGGGCCGGCGCGTGGCGTCCCCGGTAAACACGTCGAACCTAGGTCCTGAGAAGCGTCCAGGCCTTATGTCCCACAAGCGTTTATCGTAGATGTATATGCGGGGGTTGGTCTTCGCCTCCTTCTCCTTCTGGTCAGTGAATTGGCCGGGGTAATTACGCTAAGACACCAGACATAGCATGCCAGGAAGCAGCCCCTTAGCGTTCATAAACCGGCTCTGGCGACGACGGGCAATAGTGTTGTAATTCTGCATGGCTTGGTCGTAGACCCCGCCGTCCGTGGACATTTTGGACTTCTCAACAACGGCCATGAAGTTCACTTCGTCCATAATGCCACCGATGACGTTCTGACCGATGGCAGCTTGGTCGTGCCCGGCCACCGGCTTGATGATTATCCGGCGCGGGAAAATCATTAGGCTTTCGAGTTCTTTGTTGAACGGGAACGTGCTCCTGAAATACGGGGCGTGCTCCAGCATGTCTCGGAAGCGGCTGTAATCAACGTCCTTGGCTAGGTTCTTCGAAATCGACTGGAATACTATCAGTATCTCCGAACTTGGATCGAGGTCGAACACGGCGTGTGCGTTCCGCAGACAGCTTAGCAAGTAAGTCTGGTATGCTTGCGTATAGAGTGCCAGCGTGGTTTTGGCCACGCCGATGCCTCCCGTCAAAACACACTCCACACGCGTCCCGTCGTTGATCGCTTGCAATTCCTGCATCACCGGGGGCCATAGCACGCCTTTCTTATTCATTAGGAGAGGGTGTTCTACAAACGTTCTAGGGTCTACAGGCAGGTGGAAGTATCTCCCCGGCCCGTGCGAAGCCATAGTCTTCAAGTGCCCTATGGCATAATGCAGATACTCTAGGCGATCCTGCTGCGCCTGCCTTTCGGATATGCCCTGCTCAGACGCGTCAGCGGCTATCTGCTTGCCTACGGTCCATACCCATTCACCACTGCACCCCATGCCCTGCAGGATAGCCATAGCCGCCTCTAGCGGGTGTAGCGTCTTGGGGGTTTCTACCTGTAGTATCTTAGGCTTCTTGGACATGGACATACCCCGCGTCGGCCCCAATAGACTTGAACAAGTCTTCCTGTTCCTGGGTCCATTCGAACATAGACACTTTGCCATCGTTGTCTGTTAGTTGCCCCGTTATCTTCTTCGGAGCGCGGTGCAGCACACCCGTCTCCAGTTGTAGACGGCCTAGCTCTACCAACATTTCTTTCAGCAACCTGCCCTCGTCAGATACATTCTTGAGAAGCAGCGGCATAGTCTGCTCCTTCACCAGCATCTTCTTGAAGCGTGTCGTCTGTATGTCAACCAGTTCTTGCAGCGAGTCCATAGCCGAGGCTCGTTTCTGCAAAGTGCTGGTTCGCATACCTTGGGAGGCCCCCGCAATATCCGCGACTACACGATCCCGTAGTTCAGTCCCGCGATACCGCTCCAGAGTCTTCTTGACGCTGTCGGGCCTTAACTGTTTCAAGTCCCCCCATTCGTTGTGGATAATAGCGGCAATCTGGCTTGCGGGCATGCCCTTCTTGAGCATGTCATCAATACGACCCACCTTTTCTTCGCCCAGGGCCTTCAGAGACGCGAAAGCCACCTTACTCCCGGCCATCAGCCTAGCTCCCCAATAGAAGCTATATTCTGCTTAGTTGGTATCAGTTGCATGTTGGCGGGCAAAACAACCTTAGGGGCCTTGGCTATAATGGCCATGACCTGATCCTTGAGGTCACCTTTTGCAATTAGCTGCAAAACCCCTCCGATGACATCGTCCACCGTAACGTCCTTGTCTTGGCATAGTGCCCCTATGACATCGAAAGTCTTGATGGTTTTCTCACTAACCTGCAACCATACGCTGCGCTGGCCCCCGTGATCAAACACCATAAATGCCCAAGGCAGCGTATCCCCGTATTTCGTGAACAACTCGTTTAGGATGCGGGCCAGACCGTCGATAGTCTTTACTTCCTTGGCCGCTTCCTTGAAGCGAGTCTTCATGGCGGGGTCTTCTATGGTTGAAGCAGTCTGCTCAACCATTTTACGGAATTCCGCTTCTTCTGCAAAGCCGAAGGCGTCTTGTAAAACTGCGTCGGAATACTTGCTGGATAGCGAGTCATACATAGCAAAGAAGGCGGCGGGGTCCATCTTGCCTCGGATCATATTCATCCTGACAACCTGGAATGTTTCGGCTTCTTCGTCGAAGTCTGGGTCAGTAATGACAGTGCAAGGCACGCCTTCAAAACCCAAATACATGGCAGCGTCGAACCTATGATGCCCCCCGACAATCTTAAATGTTTTGGTCTTCGGTATTGGCCGAACCAGTATAGGGTCCGTTATTCCGGTCTTCTGGATGTTATCTACCAGAAGATCGAAATCGCGGGGTTTCATCTTGTTGGGGTTCTTATCATTCTTCACAAGCAACCCAACAGGGATGTCTTTTCTTATAAGCGATTTGGTCTTGTCCACGGCGTCCATAACGGCTCCTTGCGTCCCTGCGAATGTCTCTACGCACTCTATACAGGTTTTGTGCCGTATGCCAACAGGCTGAGTTGCGAAGCCCATCTGAAAAACTGCACCCCGGTAGTCTTGGACAGCCACAGACTGAATTCTACAGGGGTGAACCACCGCCACAAAGTGGCCACCCCGCGTAGCCAAGGTCGAGTCCACATAGCTGGATACTGGTAAACGCGCTCACAAGTGACATTCTCTAAACCCGATGCCTTCAACAGGTCCGAGAGAGACACGACATCATAAGGCCGGATGTGCGTGTAATCATCATAGAAGGTTTTCATATAGGTGCGCCAGTCGGGGCACATGACTATGATCACAGCCCCAGGGCGCATTAACATTAGGGTCTGCTCCATCATATGCTCGGGGTCGCGGATATGCTCTATAACGTTCTTGTGAAACACGACATCAAACTGGTGTCTGTCCTTCAACCAACAGCCCCACTCGTCCTCACTTAGGTCAGCCTTCGTGTCCGTGAGTTCAGTCCCGCTGCGGTCAACAGTGTGCGTCTCCATCCCCACATCGCGCCACGCTTTCGTGAAATCCCCGGTGCCCGGACCAAGTTCCAGCAAGGTTCTAGGCCCCCGAAGACTGAACTTCTCCTCCAAGAAGTCAATCAGCCTTCCTGGGAATTCGTTATGCTTCCGTTTTGCGGCGTCCCCGTATTGCAGCTCAAGATACTTCGACATCCTATTTTACCTTCTTCAAGTGTCCGACTGCAGAACTAGCGTCTGTAAAGCCTAGGAAAGCTTTGAACATGACTCGGAACTCGTTCCAAGGGGTAGCAAACGTGATCCTGCGGCGGTTTCTATCCCCGTCCTTGGTCTTCTCCTGCAGGAAGTCGAACAGCCCGGCCTTCCCGAGGTCCCGGATGAAATCAAACATCACGAGTTCGTCCAGCTTTGCCGCTTCCGCTGCCAGGACCGGGAACATGCCTTCCCCTGTGGTGCGACCCGCCATCATCTTTCGTAGGCCGTCCCCGTGCAGGAATGTCTCATGGTCTGCGAGGAATTTGTGAATTATCGGGTAATACGTCGTGGAGAACTCGCCGTCTTCGAACTTCGGATTGAAGACCTCCACCATATATTTCCAGAATTTGGCATACATGTTGTCGTAGTCATCACGGAATGCTTTGGCCACCGCGTAAGCCTCTACCTCGTTTGACACGAGGAATGGGTATTTAGGCCCCCAAATAGACCGGGTCCACGCCTGATCTATGATGATTGCCGGAACACCCAGCAACATGGGTTCAATCATAGACAGCCCCATTTCTGCGTGGTTGAATAGAATCAGCATTACGTCCATTTCTTCCCTCGCTATACGCCAGAATTCCTCCCGCACAGGCCGGCGCAATTCGACGAAGTCCGGGGGCGGTTCAGGGGCTGCCTTACTCACGGTGCATATCAGCAGCTTTATGCCTTGCTCACCGCCCATGATGAACTGGTTGGTCATTACTGCGTATATCGCGTCCAAGTTGGACGACACTTTCTCCATGCGCCCGGTGAAGCTCAAGCACATTTTCCTTTCACCCTTCTTGAACATGAACTCCGGTGCCTTCCGCTTGGGCTTGTCCAGAGTGGCGGCAACCGAATTGATGATACGGCTGCTCATGTCGATAACAGTGGACGGCGACAGATACTTGCGGGCGGTCTTGATCATATCATGCTTGTCTTGCAGAGACGGCACAATGGTGAGGTCCGAGCATAAATAGCCTGTGATGGTCTGTAGTTCTTGCCCTATAACGTCACTCTTTGCCACCGTGGGCTTCGTGTCGATGATTAGCATTTCCTCCAGGCATACAATCTTTTTCAGCCTGCGCCCGATGGACTTCTGGCGCGGACTGGAAATAACGGCGCGCATGTTTGCAATCTGCGATGTCCGCACCGTAATGATGGCGTCAAAGTCCCAGAAGTCTCCGTTGAAGCCAAAGATCATGTCCATTTGGTCATTGAACCGCATGTATTCGCGCATGCGATCCTCGTGCACGGGGAACTCAATGTATTTGATCTGTGGGTGTCTGGGCATCCACGCAAGCTCGTCCTCGGTCATGTTAGAGAACGGCGGGATAACCCAATAGAAGAACCAGTCAGTCTTGCCTTCGGCCAAACTGTATTCGATGATGGAGCGATACTTGAACGCTGTCGAACAGCGTGACATGTGACCCGAGTAGATGGGGTCTAGCAAAATCTTCAAAGACATGGGGTGTTCCTTAGGTTAAGTTCTGAGGCCTTGCCAATCATACAAGCTTCCGTCGGCTGACTCCCATACCCCACAATTGCGGATGTATTCAAGAGGATCGTCGCTGTTTGCAATTAACTGCAAAACGCTGAACGGGTTAATTGCCTTCTTTAGTATCTGAAATCGGGTCTCGGTGGCTGCTTGTATGGTGTTGAACCCTAGGTAAGACCGCCCCGCCGATCCCTGTAGATACAATGCCCCTTGACCTCCAGTGTGTCGGGATATTGTGTCGTTCAGCTTTTCAACCTTCCCGAGGTGCCCTCGGTCTCGGATGTCCAATCTGAAACTAGCGGTGTTAGCAACACCAAGCACACCAGCCACGCTTAACAATGTGTCTTGACAAACTTTAATCAGCCTGTCTCCCGGTTTGGCATACTTCAAAGGCAGTAGCGCCCGTATAACCTTCTCTGGATATTTTACTTGGTCCCACACCAAGGTGCGCTGTATTTTTGCAATCAGTTCAGCCCCTGAGAACTTCTCGGCCAAGTGTATGTCCCGGATCAGCTTGTTGCGCGAATGCGCCTCCACCGGACAGGTGCACCACACGCCATTGATTTTTGTGCGATGCATGTAACCGCTTTGGTCAAACTTTACCCCA